GACCCAGCCGATAAAAAGAATGCAGAGGAATTTACCAATGAATCTATGAGATTAACAAGTCTTTTAAAAAAAAAGTCGTTAAGTGAGGCAACCGCAAGATTATCTGATTTATTAAAGCAGGTGGCTAATGGTTCAACCTCTCGTATTGGTTCTACCAAAGTTGATAAGAAAACCGCAGAGAAGTTGTTAAAACTATATAATTCAGGTGATGTTAAGATGCAGAACAAATTTGATGGAATGAGTATAGATAAAGTTACATCGGCATTTAAACCATTTATGGAGAATAACAAACTAAAAAATGAAGTTGCACCCGAAGGATGGGAAAAGACAGTAAAAGCAATGAAAGATGAACCGGGTATTGATAATCCTTGGGCATTGGCTTGGTGGATGAAGGGTAAGGGATATCAATCACACAAAAAATAAAAGGTAACACATACTATGCCAGCAATAGACATTATACAAAACATATCTTTAAAGTTTTCTGACTTTATAAAAGATAATCTAAAAGATATTGGTAAATTACCAAGAAAACAACAACAGGGTATTTCTAAAGCAATCCGTGCATTTAAAGTTGTATTGGATGATATATCTGAAAATGTAAAAGTAGCTGGTCCAACTGTTGAAGTTGGTTCACCTGTTTTTGTTAAGGGCAAAAATACGGGTGGGGTTGTAATGGAAATAAACAATAAAACTGCAATAGTAAGAACAAAAGGTGGATTAATAGAAGAATCCATTCAAAACTTAGAAGTTATACAATAAACAATTTAAACAAAGTTACGATGAGTGAAAACGAAGAAAGACCAAAAAAGAAAAAAGTCAGAAGAGAATTAATGTATAAACCCGGTGGGGGAATTGCAGTAAAAGTAGTAGAAAACAATGTAGATGCTGCAATGAGGCTTTTTAAAAAAATGGTTAAAGATAGTGGAATAATGGATGAATTAAGGGAAAGAACTGAATTTGTTCCTAAATCTATTTCAAAAAGAAAACAATTAGAATTAGCAAAAAGAAAACAATATTTAAAAAGTTTAGAAAAATAACAACTTTTTAGTGTTTTCAAAAAAATTACTATATTTATTGTTAAATTAATGCCCTAATACTAATTGTGGGGCTAACATTATTATAACACTTATTAAGATTTTTAATAATCTTATTTTTCCAAAAAATTTAGGAGATTAAATGAAAACAGGCAAAAAAGATTTGCTTAAAGAAGCAATCGCCGATGCTAAAGCCGTTAAGGAAACCGCATTAGCAAATGCAAAAATCGCCCTTGAGGAAGCATTCACACCAAGACTACAGTCTATGTTGTCTCACAAATTGGCCGAAGAGTTAGAAGATGATGAAACTCTTGCAACCGAAGAAGATGAGATGATGATGGGTACTGAAGAAGGATATGGTGAAGGCTACGAAGGTGAAGAAGATGAAACCATGACAACTGAAGAAGATGAAATGGGTAGTGAAGAAGATGACACTATGACAACTGAAGAAGAAGATGAAATGATGATGGGTACTATGGGTGGTGAAGAAGCCGAAGAAGAAGATGATGAGGATGAAATGGGTGGTGAAGAAGAGGATATGTCGGATTTGGATTTAGAATCAATTATCAAAGAATTGGAAGCTGAAATGGGTGGTGAAGAAGATGAAACCATCACAACTGAAGAAGAGGAAGAAATGGAAAATCCTGAAATCACCGAATTAAAAAGAATTCGTGAAAGAATCAGTAAGAGATTAACTGAATTGGAATCTTCTGCAATTGGAACTGGTGATAACAAAGTAGATGATTTAACTGGTGGTACTGAATATCCTGAAGAAGGTGATTTTGTTGCAGAAGAAGAAGATGGTGATGAAGAAGTTAATTTAGATGAGGTTATCAGAGCCCTTAGAGAAATGAATGGTGATGTACCTGCTGAAGATGAAGAAGATACTGCTGGTATGACCGAAGAAGAAGCTGATGAAATGAAGAGTGATTTAGAAGAAGCATATAAAGTTATCAAATCATTGAAGAATACCATCAATGAGGTAAACCTTTTAAATGCAAAACTTTTATACACTAACAAACTTTTCAGAAACTTTGATTTGAATGAAAAGCAAAAAGTTAAAGTTGTTGAAAACTTTGACCGTGCTTCATCTTTGAGAGAAGTAAAATTAGTTTTCGCTACATTGGGTGAAAATCTTAATGTTGCAAGAAAAACACAAAATAGAGTTGTAAAAGAATCATTTGCATCAAGACCAACTAAAGGAACAAAGCCTGCTGGTATCATTACCGAAGGTTCTTCATTGGCAATGAGATTCCAAAAACTCGCTAATATCAAAAAATAATCGTATAACCAAAATAAAGGATAAAAATGAATATAAAAAGCATTTTAAACGAAAGCGCTGGATTTGAAAGAGTGCTTCGTAAAGAAGCCAAAGGTTTAGTTGCTAAGTGGAAAAAAACAGGTCTTTTAGAAGGAATTTCTAATGAGACTGAAATTTCCAATATGGCACAACTTTTGGAAAACCAAGCAAAACAATTAGTAACTGAAGCAACTGCAACCAATATGTTTGGTGCAAATGGTGAAGAGTGGAATGGTGTAGCTCTTCCGCTTGTTCGTCGTATTTTCTCTGAAATCGCTGCGAAAGAGTTCGTTTCAGTACAACCAATGAACCTTCCTTCCGGTCTTATTTTCTACTTAGATTTTAAGTATGGAACAGGTCAGCCAGGTTTCACAACTGGTTCAGGTAAAGATTCACAAGCCGACTCAGTATTTGGTATCACCGAAACTGCTAACCAGTCTTCAGGTGGTCTATATGGTGCTGGCCGTTTCGGTTACACCATCAATGATGATTCAGCAACTATTAGAGTTTCTGGTTCATTCGCACCAGCAACCACAACGGGTTCTATCACATCAGTAATTCCTGCTAAAGCATCTGATGATGATGAGTTTAATTGGGATTCAGCATTTACTACTACTTACAGTGCCTCAGCCGCGTTTAACAAAGTAACACTTGCAGTTGCTGGTTTGACAAGACCTGATTTGGAAGGTGTTCGTGCCTTTACAATTGAAGGTACTGGTGTATCTGCGTTCTTCCCACAATTTACAAAAATTGTAAACGATACAACCATTTCGTTTATTGTAAGTGGTTCGTTGACAGCAGCAGGTGCTCAACAAAACCTTATTGTAAAATACCAAAAACAACCAACATCTGATACTCGTGGTGATTTTGAAACAACTAAATCTGCAATGGAAGTAAATCCTGAAACCGATTTGAATGTGCCAGAATTGAACATTGAGATGCGTTCAATTCCGATTGTTGCTAAGACTCGTAAGTTGAAAGCACAATGGACACCTGAATTTGCGCAGGACTTGAACGCATATCACTCTATTGATGCAGAAGCAGAATTAACTTCAATGTTATCTGAATATGTATCACAAGAGATTGATTTTGAAATCTTGGATATGTTAATTCAAAACGCATTGACTACAGGTTACTGGTCTGCAAAAATCGGACAAGTTTGGAATGGTAGTGCATTCGTACAAGATACTAACTTGAACGGACAAGCTTACATTCAGGGAACTTGGTTCGCTACATTCGGAACTGTATTACAAAGAGTTTCTAACCAAATTCACGCTAAGACAATGCGTGGTGGTGCAAACTTCTTAGTAGTATCTCCTGATGTTGCAACTGTGTTAGAATCAATTCCTGGCTATGTAGCTGATGGAACTGGTGCTGAGAGAGAATTCGCATTCGGTTTAACCCGTGTAGGTTCTTTCGCTCAGCGTTACAAAGTGTATAAGAATCCATATATGCAAGAAAACCTTGTGTTGTTGGGTTACAAAGGAACACAATTCTTGGAAACTGGTGCTGTTTACGCTCCATACATTCCATTAATTATGACTCCGCTTGTGTATGACTATAAGAACTTTACTCCTCGTAAGGGTGTTATGACCCGCTACGCCAAAGAAATGGTGAGAGGTGAGTTCTATGGTAAAGTGTATGTGAACGGATTGGAGACTATCTCCGGTCAATAATCTGATTGAAGGATTATAAATTCAAAGGGGGAGGGTGAAAACCTTCCCCTTTTGTTTTTTATGGGGATATTTATAGTAAACTTAAATGGGTTACAATTATGACTGAAAACATAGAAAAACGAGTCCCAAAGGGAGATATAAAGTTCTCAATCACACTTTCTGATGAACAAAAGCAGGCAAAACAAAATATTCTTCAACACCCATTTAATTTTGTAATGGGAAAAGCGGGTAGTGGTAAAACACTTCTTGCCTGCCAAATCGCATTAGATTCTTTTTTTAAAAGGGATTATAACAAAATTGTTGTTACAAGACCAACGGTATCCAATGAAGATAATGGATTTTTACCTGGTTCTTTAGAAGAAAAATTAGAGCCGTGGTTAGTCCCTATTCGTTCTAATATGCGAAAGGTGTATGATAAATCTTCTGTATTAGATAAGATGGAGCAGGATGAAAAAGTAGAGTTGGTATCGCTTACACACTTTAGAGGTAGAACCTTTGATGATTGTGTTTGTATTGTTGATGAGTTTCAGAATCTTACAAAATCCCAACTTGCGATGGTATTGGGGAGATTGGGTAAGAATTCAAAGATGATATTATGTGGAGACCCACAACAGATAGATTTAAAATCCGCAAACGATTCTGCTATTCATGAGGTAGCAAAATTAAAACCAAGTGGGTATGTTTACACTGTAACTTTAAAAGATAATCATAGACACCCAGCGTTGGATGAAATATTTAAACTATTATACGAATATTAGATATTTATATTAATAATAGAGGAGTAAAAAAATGGCAGCAGGAAGATACTTATTAACCATAGAGCAGGGAGCAACTACTGATTTATTGTTGGAATATAAAGATTCTAATGGAAATCCTGTTGATTTAAGTGGATATACGGCAAGGATGCAAATAAGACCAACGATAGATTCATCTACAACACATCTATCAATAACAAGTGTTACCGCATCCGATGGTACGGGTTTAAACTTAACACCAACCTCCGCATCACTAACATTACCAAGAACATCAGGTAGTGTTGGTTTATTTATTTCTGCAGCAACATCATCTGGATTAAGTTTTACGGAGGGGGTTTACGATATAGAATTAGAATCCTCTACAGGTGTGGTTACAAGATTATTGGAAGGTATAGTAAAACTTTCAAAAGAGGTAACTAGGTGAATAATGATAGACTAAATGTAAAAGTTGTACCAAATCAAAATTCAGTAGAATTAACCAAAAACGAAAACACGATTGTAATCTCTGATAAGAACCGAGATACATCTGTTAATGTAACACAAAAAGAAACAACAGTTGTTACTGTAGCATCTAAAGGCCCTAAAGGTGATAAGGGTGATAAAGGGGATATGGGCAATGCAGGAACTGCAATTACTAATCAAATAACTACAGGCAGTATAACTGCTTCTGTAAATATAGGAACAGATACTTTTAAAGTACAAAGTGGTTCATCTACATTTTTATTTGTAAGTTCGAGTGGTAATGTAGGTATAGGAACTACTACCCCACAATCTCAGTTACACATTACAGGAGCAAACGCATTATTTACCCTATCACCACTCCATCCCCTACCAACAAGTAATGTTCCATCCGCATCATTCGCAACGAGTGGTAGTGGTGCAAATTTAAAACCTTATTTTTGGAATGGTTCTTCTTGGAACGCATTATATTAAAACCACATAATCAAAAATAAAACTATTTATATAAAACGGAGAAAAGTATTATGGCAATAAAAGTAACAGGGTATTTCAAAAACCCAACAACAGGCCTGATTCACGAATCACCACTACTAACACTTGTTCCGCATTTACAATACGCAGGACAATTACAGATGGATGTTCATATCAGCGGAGGTGGAACGGTAGCATATCATTCAATTGATAAAAATGAATTAGTGTATAACTCCGAAATTACGGATGGTTATTCAAAACTAATTGATGCGTTAGAAACCTATGTTATTAATAACCTTAAAACCGCAAACGATGTAAACGCTGCGGCAATATTTGAACATTATGTAAAACCTGTGGTTGTAGAACCAACCGAACCAACAACCGACGGTAGCGGAGAATAACAAAAATGGCAGTTAATATTCCAATATATCCTGGTTCATCATCATTCTTTCCTGGTAAAACACCCTTTGGATGGTTTGATAATGATTATGATTTCCAAGTTGATGCAGACTCAGTAACAAAGTGGTGTTCTCTGAGGCTTGGTTATCCTATTGTGGATATAGAACTGCAAGATATAGATTTTTATGCGTGCTTTGAAGAAGCAGTAGATGAATTTTCATCCCAATTAAACCAATACCGAACCAAAGAAAACTTATTAAGTATTCAGGGTTCATCGCTAACCAGCAACTTTACCAAAAAATTGTTGAACAATAACTTTGGTGGGGTAGTAAATATCGCATCTGATTATGGAACTGAAGCGGGGAGTGGTGGTAGATTAACTCACTATACAGGCTCATTTACAATGGTAACCGGAGTACAAATTTATGATTTGGGTGATAGCTCGGTGGCAAGTTTAGAAGCAGGTAATTTATCAACCGATTCTATAACTATTCGTAAAATGCACCACGAGAACCCACCTGCGATTGTTCGTTACTTTGACCCGTTCATTGGAACAGGCTTAGGTTCGCAACAAATGATGGAAACCTTTGGTTGGGGTAATTACTCACCGGGTGTATCGTTTATGATGCAACCTATGTATGATGACCTTCTTCGTTTACAGGCGATTGAATTTAACGACTTGATTAGAAAATCTCAATATGGGTTTAAGTTGTATGGTAAAAGGATTCGTATATTTCCATTTCCAACGGATTTATACGATGGGTTAAAAATTCACTTTGAATATACATTGGATTCGGAGAGAAATAATCCAGTGGCTAAAGAAAATGTTGTATCCGATTTTTCAAATGCTCCATTTGGTAGATTAGATTATTGTGATATAAATGCGCATGGTAGACAGTGGATATTTAAATATACATTGGTATTGGTAAAAGAGGTATTGGGGACAGTTCGTTCTAAATTTAGTTCAATTCCAATCCCTGGCGCTGAAGTTACATTGGATGGTTCAGATTTAAGAACCCAAGCCGCAACTGAAAAAGAGCAGTTAATAACACAAATTAAAGAGATGTTAGAAGCAACAAGCAGAAGGTCGCTTTTAGAAGCCAAAAAGGATGAAACTGAATTTTTAGAATCAACACTTAATCGTGTCCCAATGCCAATTTATATAGGATAATCCAATGGCATTATTTGGTTCGGCAAGAGATATTAGTTTAATCAGAAGGTTAAACAAAGAACTCATCAATGAAATAATTGATACAGAAGTGTATTATTATAAGCCTGTATTGGATGAATCGTTGGTAAATCTTTATGGGGAATCAAAAGATAAAGTTTTTTATAATCCTGTTAAAATCCCCTGCTTAATTGATAGACAGGATACTGAAGCGGTTTCAGATGATTTTGGACAATCATACGCACATACAGCTACATTCAACTTTTTAAGGGATACTTTAAAAGATGATAAAGATGTTAAACCAGATGTTGGTGATATCATACAATGGGATAATGAATATTATATGGTTGATAATGTAAATGAAAACCGATTGTTTGTAGGTAAGAATCCTGAAACTTGGGATGGTGGTGATGGACACGGAACATCAATTTCCATATCATGCCTTACGCATGTTACCCGCCAAACATCCATTAAGTTGATTGATGTAAGATATGGAAACTCTACAACAAATGATAGTTATTTACCAGTAGGATTATAAGATGGGTAACACATATAGAGATATAAACTCTGAAAAGCCTGATTTAAAGCAGACGATGTCATCTACATCGGAAAATCCTAAGTTAAATAAGGCAAAGCAGGTTAGACGGGACACGGATAATACACAAAATATATCCATTGGTATCTATGATATTGACTTGGCTTTCAAAGATTTTTTAGTAAAAGATGTAAAACCATTTGTAGTGGATGATGGGCAAATCATACCTATCCCAGTAATTTATGCAAATCCCGAAAAATGGGTATCGGCTCAAAGAGATGGGTTTATGCGAGATGCAAACGGGAAAATACAAACACCTGTAATTGTATTTAAAAGAACCTCCTTATCAACCAATCAACAGGCTGCAAAGTTAAAGGTTTTAAATTCCGAAGATGCACACCAACCATTTGAGCGGAAATACACAAAAGCAAATAGATATGACCAATTTTCTATATTGACTGGACAAACTCCTGTAAAAGAATATATTGCTGTTGAAAGACCTGATTACTTAGATGTTCAATATGAAATGAACATATGGTGTGATTATATGGAACAACTAAACAAAGTAGTTGAACAAATCATTTTCTTTCAAGGTAGGTCATTTGGTGATAGATTCAAATTCCAAATAAAAGGTGATGGATACAACTTTGAAACAATAACCGATGCGGGAGATGATAGAATAGTAAGAGCAAGTATTACTTTGGTATCAAAAGCGTACATTGTGCCTGAGTTTGCGGGAATGAATCCAAACAATAGAAAAGTTTATTCAGTTGGAAAAATTTCTTTTACGGAAAACCCACAATTAAGTGGTCAAACAAACCCACAAAACGATTTTATATAATTTTTTAGATATTTATATATACATTAGTTAAACAACTTAAAAACAAAATCTATGGAAGAAAAAGTAGTAAAACAATTTGAAGAAACTGAAAGAGAAAAGCTTTTAGAATTTCGTCAAAAAAGTATTGCAGTTACGGCACGGCTTGGAGAAATTGAAATACAATCCAAAGAGTTAGAGGAAATTTTCGCTAATTTAAGAGCTGAAAAAGAAGAGTTAATATCAACTTATAAAGAATTAGTTAAGTCACAAAACGAATTTGGTAAAGAATTGACACAAAAGTATGGTGTAGGTTCTTACGATATTGATACAAACACTTTCACATCAGTTCAATAAGTATAGGTTTCCCTAATTTTTTTGTATTTATTATATAGAAACAAAAACTATTAGGAGAATGTAATGGCTGAAAGAATTGTTAGTCCGGGTGTTTTTACACGAGAAAAGGACTTATCGTTTTTACCTCAAGGGGTAGCAGAAATAGGTGCTGTCCTTATCGGACAAACTATCAAAGGACCTGCGTTTGTACCAACGCGGGTTGAATCATTTAATGAGTTCCAACAAAAGTTTGGTGGTTTAACGGAGGATTCATACCTTCCTTATACCGCTCAAGCTTATTTGCAGGATGCTCCTAATGCAACAATTGTTAGGGTATTAGGAACTGATGGGTACACATTTGCTAAACCATTAGTTTTAAACATTTCCTCTTCACAAGGAAATAGAGTAGCAGCGGTTCTTTATCCATCTTTGAGTGGTTCTATTCCGAGTGCTACTGGTGATTTGTTTCAAACATCTTTTGTTAGAAATTTGGTAGGTGGTGCAACAACGAATGTAACCGCATCATCATTTGGATTAATTCTATCAGGTTCGGCATTTACGGGGAATAACACTACAACATCTTCCTTAAATCCAACTAGTGCAAATTACTTTACAAAAACATTTGGATACTTACCGAAAAGTAGTAAACAAGCATATACATACCTAAACTTTAATACATTCCAATCGGCTTCTTTTGCAGCAGAAACTGGTGGTAACATTGTATTTGTTCAAACCGCATCATTTGCAACATTTGATTTTTCAGAAGAATATTCAGTAGCATCAACACCTTTTATTAAATCACAAAAGATTGGTGGAACTGCTGTAAACTTATTTAAGTTCCATACATTATCGCATGGTAATTCAACGAACTATGAAATCAAAGTGGGTATCAGAGATATTAAAACTGCGGCAGATGTTCCAGGTTCTGACTATGGTACATTTACTGTTGTAGTAAGAAGAGTAGATACCTCTAAAATTCCTTATTCAATTTTTGGACAAGGAGTACAAGATTCGGACACTCGTCCTAATACTTTAGAGGAATTCAACAATGTAAACTTAGACCCAAATTCACCAAATTATATCAAAAGAGTAATTGGTGATAGATTTATTACTGTAGATGCAAATGGAAAATTATCTACAAATGGTGATTATGCAAACAATTCAGTTTACATTAGAGTAGAAGTTGATTCGGATGTAGACGCAGCAGCAATAGATTCGTCGCTATTACCTTTTGGATTTGGCGCTTTAACATCACCAATACCATCAACTTATACTGTTCCATCCCCTACTTATGTAGCATCTCAATCATTGGCGGGTTCATACAATAAAAATGTATATTTAGGTTATTCTTTTGATTTTGTTACAACTGATAACTTAAACTTTTTGAATCCACTTCCCGATGCAAGCACTACTACGGTTGGTTCTGATTTTGATTTGGCTACTTGTGAATCAAATAGTACTACCATTTCTTTAACTGATAGTGCCACAACCGCTCAATTGGATGCTAGGAAATTTATGATACCATTTCAAGGTGGTTTTGATGGATTCCAACCTAATAGAAAAGTATTAGTTGGTAATGATATTGTAACAGGAAACACACAGGGATTAGATTGTACATCAGCAACCTCAGCAGGAACTGTTGCATTGAGAAAAGCAATAAACGCAGTATCAAATCCTGATGAGTTTGATATGAATATGATTGTTATTCCTGGTGTAATTAATAGATTACACTCTTCAGTAACCACATACGCAAAAGACCTTTGTGAAGATAGAGGTGATACATTCTTTGTAATGGATGGTGGTGCTTGGAGTGATAATATATCAACCGTTGTAAATTCACTTTCTTCGTTTGATTCCAACTATGTAGCAACATACCACCCTTGGGTTAAGATATTGGATACGGATAAGAATAAGCCTGTTTGGGTCCCACCATCCGTAGTTCTACCTGGCGTTATCGCATTCAATGACCAGGTTGCAGCCGAATGGTACGCACCTGCTGGATTGAATCGTGGTGGATTATCAAATGTAATTGAGGTTAAGACAAGATTAACGCACGATGAGAGAGATGAATTATATGTTGGTAGAGTGAATCCAATCGCAACATTCCCTGGTCAGGGAGCAACTGTATTTGGACAGAAAACCCTACAAGCTAAACCATCTGCGTTGGATAGAATCAATGTAAGAAGATTGTTGATTGCAGTTAAGAAGTTTATCGCATCTTCTTCGAGATATTTGGTTTTTGAAAATAACACAGCAGCAACCCGAAATCGTTTCTTATCCATTGTTAATCCTTACTTGGAATCAATTCAACAAAGAAATGGTTTGTACGCATTCAGAGTTATAATGGATGAATCAAACAATACGCCTGATGTAATTGATAGAAACATCTTAAAAGGTGATATCTTCTTACAACCAGCGAAAACTGCTGAATTCATTGTATTAGACTTTAGTGTATTACCAACTGGAGCAGCATTCCCTGAAGGATAATTTCGGATAGGGTATATTTATAGTAAATTAGGAGAAATAAATGGCACAATTATTAACACCTCAAGAAATAATGTTTACCAACTTTGAACCCAAAGTTGCTAATCGATTTATTATGTATATTGAGGGAATTCCTGCGTATTTAATTAAAGCAGCAAATAGGCCTGAACTACAACAAAATAGAATAACAGTTGACCATGTCAATGTTAGGAGATATGTAAAGGGTAGGTCTGAATGGCAGGAATTAACCATTACACTTTATGACCCGATTGTTCCATCTGGCGCACAAGCCGTTATGGAATGGGTTCGCCTACATCACGAATCAGTAACAGGTAGAGATGGTTATTCTGATTTTTATAAAAAAGAGATTACATTTAATTCATTAGGGCCGGTTGGCGATAAAGTTGAAGAATGGACATTGAAGGGGGCTTTTATTACTAGAGCCAAATTTTCAGATATGGATTATACATCAGATTCAGAATTAGCAAATGTGGAATTGGGATTATCCTATGATTACGCCGTGCTACAATATTAATTGATTTTTCGGATTGTAAAAAATATAAATTGAAAAATGTGAACCCCCCAATTTTGGGGGGTTTTTGTTTTATTAAAAATATCTCAATTTTGTATTTATATATAAAGGAGAAAAGTTATGAGCCAAAATCTAACGGATGATTATCAACAAAGTAATAAAGAGGTTGTAGATAGTATTAAACAAGCCTACGAAACCCAAAAACTAAAAGAGCACAATTTTCCAACTGAAATTATAGAATTACCTTCACGAGGTTTAATTTATAGTAAGGATAACCCCCTATCATCAGGTAAGGTGGAATTAAAATATATGACTGCAAAGGAAGAGGATATTTTAACTACCCAATCTTACATTAAAGATGGTTCGGTGTTGGATAAGTTATTCCAATCGCTTATTGTATCAAATGGAAATGGTGAACCTATTAAGTATGTTGATTTATCAGTAGGTGATAAAAACGCAATAATGATTGCAAGCCGCATCTTAGGTTATGGTAAAGATTATGAGGTTGAGATTACCGACCCATTTACAAATAAAAAACAAAAAGAGAGTATTGATTTAACTCAATTTGAAAATAAACCATACGATGGTTCGGCTCAGGTGGAATTAAACAAAAACGAATTTGAGTTTGAATTACCCGCTTCAAAACGCAAGATTACTTTTATGGCAATGACAGAATCAAAGGAACGAAAAGTAAAATATGATTTGGAAGAATTAAAAAGGGTTAATAAAAAATTGAAGGATGATGTTTCACGAGAATTAACTACAAGATTAAAAACAATAATTCTTTCAGTTGATGGGGAATACAACCAACAAAAAATAAATCACTTTGTAGACAATGAGTTATTTGCAAGAGATTCAAAGGAGCTAAGAAAATATATAAATGAGGTAACACCTGATATAGACTTGATGTATGAGTTTATTTCCGATGAAACCGGGGAGAGGAGGGAAATCAGTCTACCTATGGATGTTTCCTTTTTTTGGCCATCAACCTGAGTATAGAAAGTTATTACATTCCCAAATCTTTGATTTAATATATCACGGCAATGGTGGATTCACCTGGTCTGATGTATATAATATGCCTGTGTGGATGAGAACTTTTTACATAACCAAAATTATTGAGTTTAAGAATGAGGAAAAAAAGGCACATGATAAAGAGGCTGCAAGAATAAAATCACAAACAAGAAAAAGATAGTATGAGATACCCAATAGGAATATTGGGTATTTCTATATTTATATTATATCAATTAGGGATAACTATGAAAATAAAAGTATCTAAGCTTAGGGAAGTGTTTAAAAAGCACGGTTTGAATGAAGGTATTTTTGACTCTTTATTCAGAACAAAAAAATCTATTGTACAAGGACTTAGAAAAAAATTAGATGCTGTTAATTCCGATATAAAAAATCAATTAATACAAATATATGGTTCTTGGGATAAAGTTCCTGATTGGAGAAAAAAGTATTTTAATTTTGATGAAGATGGAAACTATATACAACCTAAATAAAGTAATAAATGCCTGCTGATAGCGATTTGCTTGGAAAAGATTATCTTAAACAATTAGAAGATGCTCGTTCTTTGAGTAATAATCTTGCCGATGAATTTATGCGGATGAACAATATATCCGAATCAACAAAACAAAAAATGAAAGATATTGTTGGTTCATTAAAAGGGCAGGCAGATATATCAGACCAAATAACCCAACTTGTTCAAGCAAGAGATGAGTTTATAGAAAACGAAGTCGCTGCTGGACGTAAAATTTCTAAAAATGCAATTGCTAGGCTTGATGCTGAAATTGAACTTTTAAAACTTAAAGAAAAACAATTAAATTTAGAAAAAGATATTAAAGATGCTGTTTTAGACCAATTCGGTGCTACCGAAGAAATAGCCGATATTTTTAAAACAGGTGGTATTTTAGCAGCAGGGGCCAAAGCATTTTTAAATTCAACACAAGCTATATCAGACGCCTTTTCCACTACTTTTGGAACTGCGTTTGAGATGTATAAAACGATGGGTATAAGTGCGAAAGAAGGTGCTATATTGGCGGGGGAAATAGGTAAAGCACGAATTAGTATGGCCGGATTATTTTATGATGGCGAAGATTTTGCAAACGCGTCAAAAGCATTGGTAGACCAATTTGGTAATGTTAATATGGCAACCGATGACATGGTTTTAGGTGTTACTGAACTTTCTCAGTTAACTGGTGATGCAGCATCTGCGGTGGCGTTAGCACTACCATTTCAAAATGCAGGTGTTGCTGTTGATGAGGTTGATTCTATACTAAAAGATATAGGTTCAAAGACGGGTGTTACTGCCACTAAAATAGCAAAGGAAATGGCTGATAACCAATTTTTAATGTTGGGTGCTACAAAGCAAGAATTAAATTTGATAGCAAAACACAACGCTGCATTAGTTAAACAAGGAACTACCAGAAAACAAATATTAGAGTCAGCTCAAGGAGTATTGGATATTGAAAGTACGATTAATAACGCAAATAAACTTGCATTACTAACTGGTAAGCAGATGAATGTATCTGAATTAATGTCCGCCGCATTAGCAGTTGATACTGCCGAAGGAATAAAAAATAAAGCAGAAGCAGAAGAAAACTACGCAAAACTTTTAAGAAAAGAAGTTGATTCAATGGGTGGTTTAAATGGTATGTCTGAAATAAAAAAACGAACTCTTTTAGAAACTTTGAAAATAAGCGAAGAAGAATTAATAGCAAAGTATAACGCAAATATCGCTCAAAAAAATAATAATAAATTAGTTGAAGAAGGTAACGCTGCTATAGGTGCAATGTTTGCAGGTGTTCAATCGGTTGGGGCTGGTTTTGGTTCTGCTCTGTTAGAGCTTGTAAAAATGACTGCTCAGGCTATGATTTTTAATAAAGTTATGACTGGAAGTTTTGGTATGGGTAATTTGAAATTTGGGAAATTGGGTGGAGGCGGTGGTGGTGCTGATGGTGGTAGTACCACACCAAAACCAGCAGCTGCCGGGCCGGCTAAGGCTATGGGTGGTATTAACGCAACAAGTTTACTAAAAGGTGCTGCAGCAATGTTAGTTATGGCAGCCGCATTATATGTTTTGGGTAAAGCAATTCAATTGTTTACTGGTGATGATATATTGGGGGGGTTGCTAAATGCGGTCATCGCCTTGACCGTTTTTACAGCTGCTATGTTTGGATTAGGCGCATTAATTGCTGGACCAGGCGCGGCTATTTTCGGGGCAGGTGTAGTTGGATTTCTACTATTGGGGGCAGCGCTGATAGTTTTGGGTGCAGGTTTAGAATCCATAGCACAATCTCTTCAAATTTTTTCTCAATTACCAGCAACATTTGCTTTTGTAGAAGGGCTTTCAATGCTTACTGCTAAATTAGCAGAATTTGCTATTGTTGGTTTATTGGCAGCACCCGCAATGCAATTGGTATCAAAATTTGGAGCCGATATAACAGGTGGTTCATCCGAAACTACAACAACCAACACAAAACAATCCGACCCATTATTAGAAGAAATTAAAGGGTTAAGAGCAGATATTAAATCTCAACCAATCAATGTTGTCTTAAATGGTAAAATTGTTGGTGAAATAAATAAAGGTTCTCGTGCAATTAATAGTTATGTAAACAAATAATTGGGGATGAATAATGGCATTAACCGAATTAAAATCAGATTTATCAAAGTTTAGAAGGCCTATTGAAAGACCTATAATAGAGAACCAGTCGGTTGAAATAACTCGTAAGAGTAATCTTACACCCATTTCTAACTTATCGGCTGGAATAACATCTCCAGCTCCTTTGAAAGAAACACCGACAAAAAGTGTAGTAACACCAAAACCATTTGATACTACTGAAAAGTTTAAAGGCCAAACAACTCCAAATAACTTTGAGTTTTCTCCTGAATTTACAACTCCAAAATTAAGTAATGTTGATTTTTTTCCAAACACCAATGCGGATGGATTCACGGCCCGAATGAGAGAATCTCGTTTTAATTTTTCATCGTTGAGTTCACCAACTCCAATGACATTGGAAGGAAAGTTTTTGGGAGAGACTGACCCAAATAGATTAAGTTTAGAATCTAAATTTTTAGGTCAAACAACACCAACTCCAGTAGATAATACTGAAAAGTTTAAAGGGCAGACAACGCCAAATGAGGTAGATGATGCTGAAAAGTTTAAAGGACAGACAACGCCAAATGAGGTAGATGATACTGAAAAGTTTAAAGGACAAACAACCCCAACCAACTTTGCATTTACACCACAATTTACAGCTACAACTCCAACCAACTTTACATTTACACCACAATTTACAGCTACAACCCCAACTAACTTTACATTTACACCACAATTTACAACACCAAACTTAGGTAATGTAGATTTTATACCAAATATAGATGCGAAAGGGTTTACTTCTAAAATAAAACAAGTTCCATCTCAGTTTGTTGATATTAATCGTGACCAAAGTATTTTTACGGAAAGAACTCTTAATTCAAAATTGGGATTAGTAAACTTTTTTCCAAATGATGATGCGGGTGGATTTACAAAAAACTTTGTTGATAAAACAAAATCACAATTTACAGGTATTAGTGGAGAAACATTTACATCTCCCAAAGTAACCTTTGGTGGTGATTTTGGACTTTCATTTTTACCAGGAAATAAAATAAAATTAGAAGGCTCTGCTGCAAAGTATTATGGTACAGGTAATCAAAAGTGGCAGCCTGGCGGTAAACGATACGAAGATAACTATGTGAGTATTGGTGATTTATTAATAAGAGAAAACTCACCATCATACTTAACAAAAGTATATGGACAATTTAATTTACAAGATGATTCTTTTAACCCATACCCCTTATTTTTCAGACAACCTTTTATTTTAAGGGGAAT